GCCTTCACCGAGTGGGGCTTCTCGACGTGGGCCGACCACATCTGGCGCAGCATCCAGCGCGACACCGAGATCCACGGCTTCTCGCACCTGCTCCGGCACACATGGGCCACGAACTTCCACCGCGCCAGCGCGATGACCGGAGCAACGGTCTACGACCTCAAGCAGCAGGGCGGCTGGGCGGACCTGACGATCCCGCTGCGCTACACGCATGACCGCCCGATGGACGAGTTCCTCGATATGCCGACGCACGTCACCGCGCTGCGCAAGGTCCGCAAGCAGCGTGAGACCGCTTGATGAAGCTGATGGGGCGGGAGGGATCGAACCTCCGATACCGCATCCAGAGTGCGGTGCCTTACCACTTGGCGACGCCCCAAAGTTCTGCTCGCGGAGTTATCCCAGTCGAGTCTGAATCATTCCAGCATTGTTACGCGAAATCATTGGCGTTTTCGGAGAACGCCGCCGAAATCTCTAGTGGTCTTCTCCAGAGTTTGGCGAGGGTTTCGCGTCACGCGGATCAGACAGCCTCAGCGATTAGCGACACAAACAGCACTGATAACAACGGGCCGGCGGGTAGGCACCTGACGTTGAGTTCCGTGGCTTGTGCGCCTGTGCGTCCGCGCTCCTGCGAGTGGGAGATCCGCTGGTGCGTGGGCCCAGACCTCCCCGGTGACGTGTGCGCCCACTGCCTTGAGCTGTGGTGCGAGGACGTGAAGGCGGGGAAGGGATGAGGGGCTACTTCGGCATCGGCATCATCCACGGCAAGACCGAGGAGAACATCGGCACGCTGCTTCGGAGCGCGCACAACTTCGGGGCTGCGTTCGTCTTCACCGTCGAGGGCCGCTACCACCGTCAGCCCACCGATACGACGAAGGCGCACCTCTCGATCCCGCTGTTCTACTTCGACTCGCTGGCCGACCTCCGCGCCCACATGCCACAGGGGGCAGCCCTGATCGGCGTTGAGCAGGACCAGCGAGCTCGCGACCTCCCCGGCTACTGCCACCCGGAACAGGCCGTGTACCTGCTTGGTGGCGAGGACTGCGGGCTCACCGAGGATGACCGTCGGGACTGCGACTCCATCGTTCAGGTGCCGGGGACGAAGTATTGCCTCAACGTCGCGAGCGCCGGAAGCATCGTGCTCTATGACCGCATGGCGAAGGCGCGATGAGGATTCATACGGCGCACAACCGTCGCAGGTGGGGCTTCGGAGTCGCGTTCGCATGGGAGCGCCAGTTCATCGGTCGCACGTTGATCCTTCAGTGCGGGCCGTGGGTTGCGTGGCTTCAGTTCGGGCGTGTTTCGTGACCAGTCAGAACAAGGTGTTCGTTGGCTTGTCTGTGTGCCAGTCACGAGGCGAGGGCGGGTTTGGCCGAGTGCCGTGCCGCCGCAGAAAGGGCCACGGCGGCGAGCACCGCTACACCTACCACGGAATCGTTATCTGCCGCTGGAAGAACCGGATGGCGAAGCGATGAGCAAGCCTCGCCTGCTTGATTTGTTCTGCGGTGCTGGCGGCGCGGCGATGGGCTACCACCGGGCGGGGTTCGAGGTCATCGGGGTCGATATCAAGGCGCAGCCGCACTATCCGTTTGAGTTCCACCAGGGCGATGCGGTCGAGTTCCTGAGGCGATGGGCACAGATTCCGTTCTTCGCCGCCGTCCACGCGTCGCCTCCGTGTCAGAAGTTCACGCGGTTTCAGCAGAGTCAGCCCAAGCGGGTCAACAATCATCCTGACTTCATCGCCCCGACGCGCGACCTGCTCTGGGAAATCAACCTGCCCTACGTGATCGAGAACGTGCCCGGCGCTCCGCTCTATGAGCCCGTACAGGTGTGTGGGACTCACTTCAGCCTCGGCGTGAAACGCGGCCAGATGTGGCGTCATCGGATCTTTGAGTCGTCCTACCGCCTGCTGGGAACGATGTGTCACCACGACGGTCGGCCTGCCGTGATGGTCGCCGGCCACGGCCGCGATGGATACAGGGGCAGCGGCCTGAATGCCTCCGAGGCTCGCGAGGCGATGGGCATCGACTGGATGAACCGCGATGAGATGGCTGAGGCGATTCCTCCCGTTTACACGAACTACATCGGCGGACAACTAATGACGGCCGTCTTGGAGCGTGCCGCTTGAGTGAGTTCTGGGTCGCGGTTGTTGTCATCCTGCTCGTCCTAGTGCTGTTCGGCGGTCCTAGTGGTGGTCGTAGCGCGTCGAGTTACCTGCACGGCGAGGCCTCATATCCGCCTCCGCCAAAGAACCCGCCACCGCATGCCGACGAGGACATAGAACTATGACAGAAGTCCTTTCCAGGTCGCTCTTCACCTCGGCCAAGCAGACCTGGGAGACGCCCGACGATCTGTTCGCGGAGCTCAACGCCGAGTTCGCGTTCACCGTCGATGTCTGCGCCGAGCCGGAGACGGCGAAGCTGCCGCGGTTCTGGACCGCGCAGGACAACGCGCTGTGGCAGCGGTGGGCCACGGAGACGTGCTGGATGAATCCGCCGTACTCCGAGGTCGATCGCTGGATGGCGAGGGCTGTAGAGGCTTCTGAGGCGGGCGCAACGGTCGTGGCGCTTGTGCCCTCACGCACCGACACGCGCTGGTGGCACGACTACGCGATGAAGGCGAGCGAGATCCGGTTCCTACGCGGGCGGCTCAAGTTCGGGGACGCGGTGAACAGCGCGCCCTTCCCGTCCGTCGTGCTCGTGTTCCGTCCGCGTGCCGCGGAGGCTGCATGACAGTGAAGTCTTCAAGCGTTCCCGAAGCGGACACTGAGGTGTGGCGCACCATCCCCGGATACAGCGCCTACAGCGCGTCGTCGCTCGGTCGCATTCGCCGCGAGACTGGTAGCCGGGTAGCCGTCGCCGGGTACGTCAAGACGCTCTCGCAGGATGGGCGCTACGGGATCACGCGGCTCTACACGGACGACGGCGTGCTTCACAGCCGCCGCGTTCACATCCTCGTAGCCCTCGCGTTCCTGGGACCGAAGCCGACGCCGGCGCACGAGGTGAATCACCGCAACGGCGACAAGCTCGACAACCGCCCGGAGAACCTTGAGTACATCAGCAGCGACGAGAACGAGGCGCACGCCGCTCGCAATCGACTGAAGCGGTGGGGCGAAGAACACCCAATGCGGAAGCTGACCGCGGACAACGTTCGCACGATCCGCTCCACGCCTCGCCTACAGGGTGAGCTCGCTCGTCGCTTCGGCGTGAGCACGTCAACGATTCAGGCCGTGCGGTCGGGTAAGACGTGGCGACACCTGGACGAAGAGCCGACAGAAACAGCACGCATTCCGGATGGTAAGAATACGTGAGGCCGTATTACGAGGACGCGGCGGTCACGATTTACCTGGGGGACTGTCGTGACATCCTGCCGACACTCGTGGGCGTGACCGCGCTCATCACCGACCCGCCGTATGGCGTGGGCGTGAAGGCCAACTACGGAGAGCGTGGCCGGAGTGCGCTGGCAGCGAGCAACAACTACCCACAGATCCACGGCGATGACGCGCCATTCGATCCGGCGCACCTGCTCGGCTACCCGAAGGTCGTGCTGTTCGGCGCGAATCACTATGCCGCTCGGCTGCCATCGTCCCCGACGTGGATCGTCTGGGACAAGTTGGCTGGCCTGACCAGTAAGCGCGAGATCGGCTTCAACGATCAGGCGGATGTCGAGCTCGCGTGGTCAAACGCTGGCGGTCCCGCCCGCATCTACGCCCACCGCTGGATGGGGCTGCTCAAGGACAGCGAGCGCGAGGATTCTCGTGTCCACCCGACTCAGAAGCCCGTCGCGCTCATGACGTGGGTTCTACGGGCCTACACGGACTCTGAGGACGTGATCTGCGACCCGTACATGGGTAGTGGCTCAACGCTGGTAGCGGCTAAGGCGCTCGGGCGTAAAAGCATCGGCATCGAGATCAGCCAGGAGTACTGCGACATCGCGGTAAAGCGTCTCGCACAAGACACGCTCTGGGGCGTCGCGTGAATCAATGCGCTTATCAGCACTCAAAGCCTCAAGAAATGAAGGAGAAATAGACGCATGTCACACAAGACGATTCAGCTTGGCGATCGGGTCAGGGACGAGTTGACTGGCTTCGCGGGCATCGTCGTGGTGATGAGCGACTTCCTGTGGGCGTGTCGCCGCATCTGCATCCAACCGGAGAAGCTCGACAAGGACAAGAAGGTCCAGGAGTCGCAGTGGTTCGATGAGCCACAGGTCGAACTCGTCAAGGTCGGTGTCGCTGGACCGCTCGCCCGGTTGGAGAAGCCGACGCCTCTTCGCAGGACTGGCGGACCCGCTCGTCAGGTCGCGCCGAGTCGTGACGCTCGTCGGTGAAAGGCTCTGAGGCGTACACAGCGCATGTGGATGGTCATACACAAAACGTGGATAAGAGGCGATAAGGGAATGAAGCACGAGTGCGTTGAGGGCGTGGGCGTGGAGCGCAAGCCCGGTGGAACCGTTCGGCTCACGATCGACGAAGCGACCGTGACTCTCGAGCCGCAGGTGGCGATGGAGGTCGCGTTCGAGATGCTGGGCTGGACCCTCACGCGCAACGACTACTGGGACGGAAGAACGAAGAACGCCCAATCAAAAGATGGAGTTGTGAAGCAATGAGCGACATGGATGCGACTCCGCGACCGTGGACGTGGTCGGCCAAGCCGCTACCGCCGCACGACGTAGACGTGTGGGAGGCCGCGACGACCGCAGGGGTGGCGCGAATCCTCGGGGGCAACGATCAGGACTACGGCGACGAACTGGTGCAGCAACTCGCGGAGGCGAACGCCGACCTGATCGTCCGCGCCGTCAACGAATACGACTCGCTCCGTGAGCACATGAAGGATCACGAGGACCACGAGTACGTCCACGTCAGCCGCGCCGATCTTGAGGCTCTACAGAAGCACCTCGCAGCCGAGCGCAAGCGACTGCCGGAAGGCACGCGTCCGCTCCACGACCCTACCTGTGCGCTGTGCGTAGCACCTGACACGGCACAAGCACATGAAGAAATGAGGGAGAACAAGACATGAGACTCGTCCGTAACTGGCTCCACGACAAGGCGCACCGAGCGTTCCGCGACCCCAAGTTTCTCTGTCGGCTGTACGTCCGATGAACGAGACCGACCTGCGTGAGGGCGAGTGCTTCACCTGCGGCGAGAAGTTGGTGCGCTCGTGGAACAGGACGAGCGCGGCGTATCCGCACGACTGCGATGAGCCGGAGCACCGCAAGTCCCGAGATTGCTGGTGCCTGCCGCGTATCGAGGTCCACAACGGCGCGGACCTCGTGATTCACAACAGCAAGGAGGATGGCAACTGATGAGTAGCGCCACCAGTTGGAACCCGATGAAGGACAGGTGCGACAAGTTGGTCGTGTTTGGGGACGCGCAAACATGGTGTCGATGCGACTCCCCGAAGGGCCACAAGGGGGCGCATGGCGCGGTCGGATGCCCGAACGAGGATGGCGAAATCGTGCGAACCGACACGGCATCAGAGGGGGTGAAGTGAAGAACTACCGAGGGCCGAACGCGGGTGGCTGGCTTCTCATCGGACTGGTCGTCTATTGGCTGTTCAACCGATGACGTTCTCCTGCGCCGCCTGCGGCAAGACCTTCAAGTACCGCGCTCCGAGATACGACGCTGAGGAGGGCTGGGAGGAAGGATCGGGACCGGATGGCTGGCACATCATCCCGCTCTGCCCGCCGCATCGTCGGGCGTGGCGAGCGATTCGGGAGCGGGAAGGACATAGAACTTGATGATCAAAGCCCGAGTTTATGAAGGAGAAAGCAACATGAGTCGTTGCTCTGGATGCGAGTGCTGCGCGGATAAGAAGCCGCTTCAGTCCGTCATCGAGGAGGCTCTACGAGCGGCCGCGGCGCGTGGACAGGCGAAGGACGTGGCGCTCCTCACGAATGCTCTCGCTACGGCACGCGCATCGAGCCTGTGACGGATCCCGAGACGGTCATGGCTGGCGTCCGATGCTCGATGCGCGGGTATCACTCGCGTACGGGCATAGCTAGCGGGACGCGGCCCGAGGATATCGCCTGGTTCGACGGCTGCGCTGAGTGCGGCGCGGATCTTCGAGGCACGGAGACCGAGTACAGCGTTGAGCCGCTTCGACGCCTGCTGCTGAAGGGCAGCAAGCGCCTCAACTGGAAGAATACGAGGTCAGCGCATGAGTGAGTGTTGGGCTGGATTCACGTACGACAAGTGTGCCGAGCATCCCGGCTGGCACGACTTCGAGCCGGTCTGCGAGACGTGCGGGTTTCACTTCGGGCTGGCCTGTGACGAGTGCGAGGTATCGCTCGATTCGGTCTGGAATCAGCAGATGGACAAGGACACCGCCGACTACCTGCGGATCGTCATGGTCCACCCCGCAACACACAAAGGCGCTTTGACACAGTCAGGAGAGGTGAAGGATGTTGGATAGACGCGACCTGCTGAAACGGCTCGGCATAGCGGGGCTGGCGATCCCCGCGGGACTCATCGCGGAGCGAACCCTTGTGCCACAGCTGGAAGCGAAGGCACCTCTCACGACGATTGCGCGACGAACTCGCTTCGACCGCGGCGTGACACAGAACACGTATGAGATGCCGGAGCAGATGTATCTCGTCCGGGCCGACATCATGGACGAGTACGGCAACGTCGTCTGCCAGATGTTCTCTCCCACGTTCGCCCGCTCGCGGATCTTCTCGGTGCGCCTACACACCACAGCCATAGCCAACACGCCTTACCGTCGAAAAGGTGATGCCGAATGAGGCCGGCGCACCTGAGAGGTATGCGTCTCGCGCTGCGTATGCAGAACGTCCAGCCCGGACCTGACGGCTTCTACACGCTGCCCGCTCTTGCCTCGGACATCGAGGACGTCCGCCAACATCCCATGTGGAACGAGTACGCCCACAAGACCGGCGAGGACTTCGTCATGTACGGGATTCGACTCGTTCCCTACGAGCCGTTAGGCGACCCGAACAAGTGACCATGCCGCTCTGCCCATGCGGGCGCGCCTTCGCCACGGTCGAACTCAAGGGGCCGCGCCGCGTGCTCGTGTGCGAGGACTGCGCTGCGATGCTCGAGATGGTCGCTAACTTCATGGGCGTCGACCCGAAGCGCCGGCCGGTACTGGCAATCGTGCCGCAAGGCAGCGTGGAGTGAGCGACAAGGCGTGGAAAGTCGCGGAACGGCGCGCCGCCAAGATGATCGGCGGGAAGCGCGTGTACTTCGCGGGAGCGGCAGGCGACGCAGAGTCCGCGTGGGCTGTGGCCGACGCCAAGCGCGACAAGAGGTACACGCTCAACCGCGCTCGCAAGGATCTCTCAAAACTCAAGGTTGGCGCAGGACCGCGGCTACCGATCGTCGTGCACTTCGATCAGCCGGGTTCTGGCAAGCGGGTCGACGCCGTGGTCATCATCCGCGCGCAGGACTTCGAGGACTGGTTCGGCGATCTAGGGGAGAGGGGTGAGGCGGTGAGCTGAGTCCGACCGAGCGCCTGACGCGGCGCGAACTCGAAGTGCTCACCCTGCGGGCGGCGGGGAAGAGCCGCAAGGACGTCGCGTACGTCATGGGTATCAGCGAGCACACCGTGCGGACGCACATCGCTCGCGCCTACACCAAGCTCGAGGTCGCCAGTCTCCTCGACGCCCTCCGCGCACTAGAACTTTTGTCGTAGGCCTTATGTCGTAGTCCCTAGCGCTCTATTTGGCATCGCGCTCAAGCACGCTTGCTTCCCGAGTGGAAGTCCAGAACAGCGCCCCGTCCCATCGCTCGCCAACGCTTCAGGAGTTGCTCTCCTGGGTGCTGGCCGAGCGCGCATCCCTGCGCCGCGAGGTGCCTGACCGCATCCACTCTCAGTCCGGCGATCGTGAGGACTGGGGCGTTCTCACCAAGAAGGAGCGCGAGGATCAGGAGCCAACGCTGGCCCGGTCCGAGGCGAATGCCCGCTCCACCCTCGTCATCCGCGGCCTGCCGTTCGCTCAGGCATTCGAGCGTTACATCGACCGCGACCTCGACGGCAGGCACGCCGTGGTGCGCGCGCTGTGGCGGATGCGCTCCGAGGCGGCTTCTGGCGCAGCCCGCCAGTCGTTCCGTGTGTGCCTCGCGCTCCTTCAGGGCAGCGAGCCAGACGAGATCCGCCGCCGCTGGCATCTCTCCGAGTTCACCTTCGCCACAGCCGCCCTTCATGGGTTGGCCTCGCTTCGCGCCAAGACGGAGGACGCAGCACGGCTTACCGAGCTCAACACGCGAGCAGCCTGATCCAGGTCGCCGGCGGGAAGGCCGCGGAGGGACACCCTCTAGCGGAAACCGCGCCGGAAGGGCCAGCGCCGTCGAGGCGCGCTCCAGTAGGGGAACCCCACGGAGGGGTCATTCCATGCCCTCCGCAGGAGTCGTACCTGTTGGCTAGCGCTTGATCGTCTAGTACGCTTTCTGGCGACTCAGCCCTGTGCATCGCGCTCGGGCAGGTGCACTCAGTGAACGTGGACCGAGGATGCTCGGCCATCGCCATCCGCGCCGAGCGGCGCGGAGGTGGCGAATGGTAGACAACGGTGAATCCCACGACCGCGGTGACTGCGATTCGTGCGGCGCGCGCGGCGTGAAGCTCGGCTGGGTCGTCGGACTCCCTGATCGCACCCACAAGCACGCGTGTACCGATGTGGCGTGCCGCGACGCACTCGAGCGAGGTGTGGCGAATGACGCGTGAGAAGCGCGAGTTCACGGACGACGAAGTCGCATCAGCGCTCGCCACCCTGCGCGCCAATGGCGGCAACGCGAAGAAGACTGCGACTCAGCTCGGCATCTCGAGGACGACCCTTCGAGGGTGGGCTGGTCGACAGCACCCCACGAACGGATCGGCCAAGCAGGTCGACGCGCCGGCTGTAGAAGAGAAGGCGCTCACGCTGGCGAACCGCTTCGATGCGATCACGGACAAGATCGTGGCGAAGGTGCTCGCTGGCCTGGACACAGTCGAAGTGACCAATGCGAGCGACGTGCGGCAGTTGCTGATAGGCGGGGGCATCACCACGGAAAAGGCTTCATTCGCACGCGGAGGCCCCACGACGCGCACCGAATCACTGCGCGTGAGCCTGATAAACCCGCAGGCGCTGCGCGATCCGAAACTCGAGGTCATCGAGGGCGGCAAGAACCGTCCGCATAGCGGTACAACCGAGGGCGCGGCGTAGCAACGAGCGACACGCGCGCCGTATAGGTCGCAGCACCGCACACGAACACATCGCCTGACTAGGGCTCAGGCGCTTTCCGCACACCTCACCCTCGCAGGACGCACCTGGGGGCACAGCGCGCGCGCGAGGGATCAGCGCAGGCGTGGGGCAAACGGTCCCCGGGGTCCGGCTGGGTCGGCCCAAGTCGGCACATGGCGGGACACGCTTCGTCAACAAACGCGGAGGCACGCATGGTCGGCATCGTCTCGTGCGCGCTGGCGGTCTACGAAGCATTCGCGTTCGCCACCAAGAGGCCGACGGTGACGACGCTCTCGACGCGCCCCGTGTCGCAGGTGCTCGTGTGGGGCTGGTTCCTCTGCCTGGGCGTGCACTTCATCGACGCGCGCAAGCGCGATCACTAGAGCGACGTCAGGAGGACGACATGGCTGGTGGTCTCTACTCCGCCCTTCGCACCCCGGACGCCGCATCGGCGTGGGTTGTCGTGGCGCCTACGGCTGCGCTGAACACGACGCTCACGCTCCTCGCCGGTGGCGTGACTCCGCCTCCGACTGCGCTCGAGGCGCTCTCCGTCGGCGACTGCTTCCGCTTCCGGGTGTGGGGCACGAACACCTCGACTGTTGCCGGCATCACGACGCTGACCGTGCGCATCGGTACGACGGGGACCGTGTCTGACGCCGCGGTGATGACCGTGGCGCTGCCGATCTCCGCTGCCTCCGGTACCGCGATCCCGTTCGAGGTCGACGGCCTGATGACCATTCGCACCCTCGGAACAGCCGCGACCGTGCACGGCACCGCTCGCCTGCACAACCAGAACGTCACCTCAAACGCGACGGCCTCGGTTGGTATCTCGGTGTTCCAGTCGCAGGTCATCATCCCGACCTTCGCCACCTTCGACTCGACCGCCGCGAACTTCATCGAGCTGTGCCACGTCACGGCGGCGACGACGACGACCAACACCATCCAGGGCGCACTCATCGAGTGGGTGTAGGGCGGAGGTCGGATGGGCACATCGGCGACTAACACCGACCTCTCGCAGCAGGGCGCGCTCAACGAGCTCGTGAAGGGCTCGCGCAATCTGGTGACCGGGAACGCGACCGTCACCTCGGCGGCGACGCTGCGCGCAGCCAATGCAGCGCGGCGCACGATCACGGTGAAGAACAAGTCCGGCGGCAGCACGCTCTACATGGCGGGCCAGTCTCCGGCGACGACCTCGGACTTCGAGGTGCTGGCCGGCGAGGCCATCACGATGCGCGTCACCTCCGCCATCTACGTCATCTCGGCGGGCACGTCGACCGTGTTCTTCGAAGAGGAGCAGCGCGCATGAGGCGCTTCCTCGAGAACCACTCCTCGCTGTACCGCTGGGCGGTGGCGCCCGCGGTGGAGGATTCGCGCCGCTGGCGCGCGACCGCCGTTGAGACTGCGGCGGCGTTCGCTGACGCGCGCATCCGCCACGCCCGCGAGATCGACTTCGAGCGCCAGCTCCATGCGAGCACTCGCGCGCATCTGGAGGCCCAGCACGCCGAGACCGTTGCGAAGCACGACGCGGCGAACCACCGCCTGCGGCAGACGAATCGCGACCTTGTCGGCGCGCTGCGCCAGCGCGGCATCGCGGCGGAAGAGCACCCGGCGTCGAAGTGCCTGTCCTGCGGATCGCTCGCCGCGGTCCCCGAGGACGGACGTCATCAGATGGGCGTGGTCCGCTACCCGGACCGCACGGTCCGACTTTATTGCGACGGTTCGGAGGAATAGATGGCTGCTGGTACCTGGACCTTCACTGACGGTGCTCGGACGCGGATGCTCAACGGCACCTTCGACTTCGACACCGACACCTTCAAGGTGGCGCTGTTCCTCTCGACCTCGAACATCGGCGCGGCCTCGACGACCTACGCCGGCGTCACAAACGAGCACGCGAATGCGAACGGCTACACGACCGGCGGCATCTCGCTCGGCGCGCTGACCCTCGCTGGCACGACGACCGTCACGGTTGACGACCCCGCGGACATGGTCTGGACCGCGTCGGGCGGCTCGATCACCGCGCGCTTCGGCGTGCTCTACGAGTCGGCGGGGGATGTGGTTGCGTACTTCCTGCTCGACTCCACCCCCGCCGATGTCACCGCGACGGACGGCAACACGCTCACGATCGCACTCAACGCCTCGGGCATCTTCACGCTCGCCTAATGGCGATCTCGCATGTCGGCGGCACGACCAACGCGCAGGCGAACGGTGGCGACCCGGTCCTCACGCTCTCCGGCATCGCCGGCCTCGCACAGGACGACCTCGTCATCATCTCGTTCGGCATCGGTGACAGCGACGGCGTCGACTTCACGATGGCCGTCCTTACCGGAACGGGCTGGACGAAGCGACAAGACCTGTTCGCGAATGACCTTCAGCAGGCGAGCCTCGGCACGTTCTGGAAGTTCATGGGCGCGTCTCCCGATACGAGCGTCACGCTCGACGGTCTTGGCGGTACGAATGCGGCGTGTGCCGCAGCGTGCATCGCATTTCGCGGCGTCGATACGACGACGCCGTTCGACGTGGCCGACACCACGGCGACGGGGATCAACTCCTACATCGCGAACCCCGGCTCGATCAACTGGACGACAGCGGGCGCATGGACGGTCATCGCTGGGGCATCGGCGCACACGAACGGTGCCGTCACCTACACGATGCCGACCGGATACACGACGAACCCGCAGAGCGTCGGCGCAAACGACACGAACGACATCACCGTTGGCATCGCCTACAAGACGTCTCCTGCGTCTCCCGAAGATCCCGGGAACATGAGTCCCAGCGGCGGCGACGTCGCCGACTTCTCATGGTGCGCGGTCACGATGGCCCTGCGTCCCGCGGGCGCGGCAGCAGGCGGTCGTTCGATGCTGCGTCGTCGCCTTTCCAGTGGGATCTGGACCGCATCTAGGCAATCTTGGTAGCGGAGGGAAGAAATGAGCCGCATTTACACGGTCGCGTTCAGCGGTGACATCGCGGCGGCCGACGGTGATGTCGACCTGCTCGAAGTCCTCCCTGCCGACGACAAGCCCTGCAAGATTGTCGGCTTCGTCCTCGGTCAGACCTCAGAAATCAAGGAGGCCGAGGAAGAGGGTATTCGCATCAGCGTGCTTCGGCTCCCGGCCACGGTCACGTCCGGTTCCGGTGGCTCGGCTCCGACACCAGCGCCGCTGGACAGCGCCGATGTCGCGGCCGGATTCACCGCCGAGACGAAGAACACCACGGTCGCAACGACATCGGGCACCGCCATCACCATCGACGAAATGGGATGGAACCTGCGTGGCTCTCCAGTCGAGCGATGGTGGCCCGATGCGCAGATGCGTCCGAAGGCGAAGCAGGGCGAGGGCCTCTTCGTTCGCTGGCAGACGACAGTCGCCGATACCGTCACGGTGCAGTTCACCGCCTACATCGAAGAGGAGTAATCCGTGCCGTACTGGCGCGGGAGTCGCTGGTCGCGCCGAACGCGCGTACGGCGGATCAACACCTCGACTCCGTCAGCGAATGTCTCTGTTACTCCGGGGACCGCCTCGCTCACCACTACGACCTTCGCCCCGACGGTCGCCACTCCGCGTCTGGTCACTCCGGGGACCGCCTCGCTGACGACAACGCCCTTCGCTCCGAAGGTCGGACTCGGGTACATCCCGGGCAAGGCGACGCTCACCACCACGACATTTGCGCCGACCGTCTTGGCGCCGCGTCTGGTCACACCGGGCAAGGCGAGCCTGACACTCACGAGCTTCGCCCCTGCGGTCACAGTCGGCATTCGCGTAACGCCAGGAACGACGGCCCTGACGCTGTCCACGTTCTCCCCGAGCGTTGCGGCTCCGCGACTCGTAACTCCGGGCACGGCATCGCTCACGACCACGCGCTTCGCGCCGACGGTCACGGTCTCGTCGGGCAAGACAGCGGTACCCGGGACCGCGTCGCTGGTCCTCTCGACCTTCGCTCCGACAGTGACCGCGACGTCATCGACGACCACCTACGTCGTCATGGGCCTGTTCGGTCTCGCTTCCACACGCACGACTCCACCCAACGACGAACTCGGCTAGGAGGATCAAATGGCTACGAAGTCAGAGCGCGCCGGTTCGAATGACCGCGCCGCAGCAGCACTCAAGGCAGCGCAGGCTCTCAAGGACGGCAACGCCGCGGCCATCGGTGCCGTTGCTGGAACGCACACGGGCAGCGAGACCTGCGCGCAATGCATCGTTCGCGTCTCCGGCATCAAGTGAGTCGCGCGCGAGGCAGCTACCACACGATCATCTTCGCGCCGGACACGCTGGGCGACGACGGTCCGACGGTGCAGCTCCGCGAGGGCAGTTACGCAGGGCTAGGTACGCAGACGACGCTTCCGGTCGCAGACCCCGAGCCGGTGCTGTTCGACGCCGCTGGCCGGGGCATCTACTTCGAGAACCCGCGCCCCGCATCACGACCCATCGGCTTTCGTGCCCGCACTTAGCGCCAACGTACAGATCGGCTACGCCCCCTGGCGCGACACGACCCGAGGCATCGGGCAGTGGTTCGTGCATCAGTCCGAGGCGCGCTTTCGTCTCGTGATGGCGGGGCGACAGAGCGGCAAGACGATGACCGCCGTCGCCGAGATCTGCGTCGATGCGATGGCCCACCCGGGACACATCGACTGGTGGATCTGCAACAACCTCGAGACGAAGGCCACCGCGTGGAAGGCGATCGTCGACTTCCTCCCGCCAGCCGTCGTCGCCAAGACGAATCAGGTGGACCGCCTCATTAGGCTGGTCAACGGCTCGGAGATCTACGTCAAGTCCGCCGCCGGCGACAAGTCGCTCGTCTCGGCGTCGCTGGACTTCATCGTCTGCGACGAGGCTGGCACATGGAAAGAGGACGCCTGGGAGCGCGGTGTCTCGCCGATGATCCTCGCGCGGCCTCACGCGCGCGTGCTGTTCGTCTCCACGCCGCGCTCGAAGAACTGGTTCTACCGGATGTGGCTCAAGGGCCGGAACAACGAGCCCGGGTACGCGTCGTTCCACTGGAAGAGTGAGGACTCGCCCTTCGCGGACCTGAGCTACCTCGCCGAGCGGCGCCAGAACATGCGGCGCGACCTCTACAACGAGGAGTTCGAGGCCGACCCGCTGGACACGACCGGCGGCATGTTCCGCAACGTCCGCGCGTGCGTGGTCAACGCGCCCGCGGTCGCTGACCGCTTCACCTGCATCGGCGCCGACCTCGCTCGCAAGGGCGACTTCTCGGCGGCGATCCCGATGGACTCTCAGCGTCGCGCGCTCTTCGTCGAGCGGTCGCAGGAAGACTGGCCCGTGCAGAAGGCGCGACTCGCGCGCCTGTCGTTCGAGATGAACTTCGCGCGGCTGGTCGTGGACTCCGCGAACGTCGGCGATGTCATCGTCCAAGACCTGCGTGCCGCTGGACTCGCGGTCGAGGACGTTCCGACGAACTCGCACGTCGTGAAGCGAAACATTATCGACAACCTCGCGGTCGCGTTCGAGAACGGCACGATCAAGATCCCCGGCGACGAAGTCCTGCTGGACGAACTGGAGTCGTACACCTACGAGCGCCTCCCTTCGGGTGTGTACCGCTACACCGCCCCGGAGGGCCAAAACGACGACACCGTCATCGCCCTCGCGCTTGCTCTGTGGGGACAAAGGGGCGCCCTCTCTCGACCCATGAATCACACCAGCCGGAACTACCTAAGTCGAGGACGCGGAGAGTCCTATATGCGCAGGGGGGCATCTTGACTGAAAGCGCCCGCCGCGCGATTCCTAATGCCAACGCCCGTCGCTATAGGGAACTCCACCCAGAGCGCGTCAAGGAGTCGCAGCAGCGATACCGCGCCGCGAACCGCGCGGCCATCTTGGTCAGACGCACGGGCACTCGCTCACTGGGCAGGAATCGTGCACTCGCCGCTGCGTACCGCAAGAAAAGGGCGCTGCTGGCGATGGCGTTCATCGACGCTGCTCGCGCTGGCGGATGCGTCGACTGCGGCATCAAGAACCTTTCCGTTCTACAGAGCGACCACGTTCGGGGAGTGAAGGCGTTCGAGCCGTCGTCCCGCTTGCAGTTGCCCATTCAGAAGATTCTCGCTGAGCTCGAAAAGTGCGAGACGCGCTGCGCTAACTGTCATCAACTGGCCAGTCGAGCGCGACGGAGGGCTGCGTAATGGCGAAGTTCAAGCCCACCGTTCAGGACATCGTCGACCTGCGCTGGGAACTGCACCCGGTCTTTAGCGAATGGCACGCGCAACAGGACAAGGACGACAAGTTCTACAACCTGCTCTTCGACGTCATCGCTGGGAACCTGCCGGACGGCTTCGACTCGGTCATCCCGCCGAGCGCGACGACGATCGTCGACCTTGCCGCGGATCACGCCGCCGGCAACTTCCCGAACCTGCACGTCCCGCGTCGCAAGAACACCGGCGACGCCGAAGAGAAGTCCACGAAGATGGAGCGGTGGGGCCAGGGCTTCTGGTACCGCAACATCCAGCAGGAGCCGCGCAACGTGCTCCGCGACTGGGCGCAGTCCGGCGGTCTGCGCGGCGCGCTCGGCGGATGTCTCTCGTACAACCCCGACGTGTGGCCGGACCCGCCGCAGCCCTCGAAGTTCGGCGGCATCGACTCCGACGAGTACAAGGAAGCGAAGGACGAGAACGACGCGCTGCGCAAGTCGGCGTGGCCGTTCCCGCTCAAGGTCATCGACCCGATGGAGCTCTACCCGGACCCCTCCAGCGATGGCAAGGACTTCGTCATCCACGCGTTCTTGCGCAAGGTCTACGACGTCCTCAAGGTCTGGCCGAACTGGGACCGCATGGTCCCCGGTCGCGTCGAGCCGCTCAAACTCACCGACACCGTCGAGTTCATCGCCTACGGCGACGACACCTACCGCGCGTACATCGTCTCCGGCGACATGCCGATCACCCAGCCGGGGACGAATCGCTCGGGCGTCCCGCCGATGCGCTACGGCGGATACGCGATGAACCCCTCGCAGGGCGGCGTGCAGAAGCACGGCTATGGCTTCAACCCGTACTTCTTCTCCGGCGGCGGCTTCGGCTCGGCGTTCGGCAAGCCAGAGCACCGCTACCGCGGCATCCTCACGAACGTCACGAGCCTTCTCGCGGCCGAGGCGCGGCGCATGACCCACCTCGACGCGATCGTCGCGCAACAGGCGTTCCCGTGGATTCTCGTCGCGGACGGCCTCGACCCCGACATGCAGCTCGGCGGCGTCACGCGCGTGCCGATGGGTCAGGACATCGCGAAAGCCGTGATGCAGATCCGCCAGAACATCCCGATCGCGGAAATCGCGCAGGAGCTTCAACTGCTCCGCGCGGCGATCCAGCGCGCGACGATCCCCGACTCGCTGGGCGCGGAGCCGAACAAGAGCGAGGAGTCCGGCTACCTGCGCTCGCTGAAGATCGGCACCGGCCGCGCGCGCATCCGCGCGCTGGGCAACTCGCTCGAGCGCGGCGTCGCGTGGGCGACCTCCGGCGCGTACCGCCTCGTCGAGAACAAGGTCAAGGCCGAGGTCTCCGTCTGGGGCGCGGGCATGGCGTCGGAGCGCGAGTTCGCGACGCTCGGCCCGAAGGACATCAAGGGCCACTACGAGGTCTACGCAACGCTGACCCCGTCGCTGCCGAACGACGAGTCGGTCGACATCCGCAACGGCATCTCGCTGTACGAGCATGGCCTCACCTCCGCGCGCGACGTCATGGAGACGTACGCCGGCCGCGAGAACGCCATCGAGTTGCTCGACGAGCGCTACTCCGAGGACGTGCTCAAGTCGCCCGAGTATCAGCAGCAGCTCATCGCCAAGTCGCTGGGCGCCGCCGATGTCACAGGCGGACCGATCGCCGCTCCGGGCTTCGCGTCCGGTCAGATCGGACTCGGCGCTCCGGCAACGCCGGTCGGCACCACGGCTGCGGCGCCGCCCACGGGCGTGCTGCCGCTTCCACCGGCGCACGGCGTACCGACGCCCGCATCGCCGCCGAGCGCGGCGCAGCAGTCCGCGAACGTCATCGGTCGGACCCAGCGCGGCGGCATGCCGATCGCGGCGCCGCGATGAAGCGCTCGCGGTCCGACAGCATCATCGAGCGCGTCCGCACTCGCTCCGCGCAGATCGAGCAGTCGGTCGCCTCGTATCTCGCGCCGACTGGCGGCAGCGCCAGCACCGAACGAACGCAGGAACTTATCGCCGGGAACCCCACAGCGAGCGAACTGCTCGCGCGCGGCTACCCGCAATACGTCGCAGAACGTGTGGCGCGTAGCCAGGAGGAACAGTAGATGGGCCCGGGATGGCAGGCGAACAACTACGGTCCGACAACGAGCGGCGTCGGTGGAGTGCCCGCGCAGAACGGCACCTATGACCCGACGAACCCGCTGCCGGGGCAGTTCATCGACGCCAACGGCGGGCGCTTCTACGTGCTCGGCTCCGACCCGAAGACGGGAAACCCGATCTGGTCGTCGTTCGTCTCGGACAAGGGCAACACCGTCGTCATCGGCGGTCGGCTCGTCGATGCGGGCACGGGTCAGGTGCTCGCGGACTTCTCCAGCGGCGCGGGCGGTGGCGGCGAGTCGCTCTCCCCGAACACCGTGTACTCGAACCAGCAGCAGAACGCGCGCGACGCGGCGCAACTCGCGCAGCAGCAGCAGCAGTTCCTCGAGAAGTTCGGCATGGACAAGGCCATCAACGACCAGACGCAGCAACTCAAGCAGGGCGAGGCGCTTGGCTACTACAACGGCAAGCCGACCCTCGAGCGCGACCGGCTCTCACAGGATCAGTCGCAGTTCAACACGAAGACGGCCATCGACTACTACACGAAGCTCGCGAACCTCGCCGCCAACCCGCGCAACTTCGTCGAGTTGCTCAACGTGACGCGCGGCGTTCCCGCTCCGGCGAACTCGGCCCAGTACAGCAACGTCGCGCAGTACCAGCGCGGCAACCCGAACATCCCGATGCCGTCGTTCATGTCGCCAGTGGAACAGCGGCAGCCCGTGGCGCAGCAGGCTGCGGCAAATCCCCAGTCGCAGGTTCCCGGCTACAACGCCGCGACGCAGAGCACGGGCTACACCTCGCCCTATCAGGGCCTCTCTGGATTCAACACCGATGGGACGCTGCGGCTCGCGCCGAACGACCCGGACAAGGAGCGCCTCATGGCCGCACATCCCGGTCAGTACCGCGTCGGCTTCGCGCAGGGCGGCGTGCTGCCAGAACCGATCGTCGGGCGCGGCCTCATCTCGGGCAAGACGTACACGTTCAACGAGAAGGGGCCGGAGGGCGTCGTCCCCGCGGACATGCTCCCGAAGTTCCTCCAGCAGCGCCACGGTCGCGCCGGGGCGTACGCCAACGGCGGGATGCTTGGCTTCGACGCGGGTGACTCGTACAACCCGAACCCGCAGTACGACCCCGTCGACCCGTACACCGCGCCGACGTACACGGGACCGAACGACCCGTCGAACCCGTACTCGAACTCCTACAACCCGTACGACGTCCAGACGACGCAGGCGTACGGACCGCAGGTGCCAACGGGCTACGGCTCTGTGATGACCCCGGGCGTGGACTACTCCGCGATCGGCGCGTCGCTGGCTGCCGCCGCCGACGCATCGAATCCGAACATCCAGCCGACGCCCGCGCGCGACATCACGGGTGCGGGTCTGTACGGCACGCCAACTACGCCGACGGTCACCCCGACGACGTCCACGGTTAGCCAGACGCCTACGGTTGACCCGTACGCAAACCTCGTTCAGCAGTCCACCGGCCGACTTGGCGGGGACTACTTCGAAAAGGTCCAGCCCGGAATCGCATACGACCCGACGATCCAGACCATCCGCCAGCCCACGCAACTCCCGCAGGGTGGCGGCACGCCCACGACCGACAGCACGCTCACGTCGAGCGTCGGCGGCACCGTGACGCCGCGCGATGTTGCCGCTCCCGGCACGTTCGGGAACATCAGCGGGAACCGTCCGACCTTCCTCCCCGGCGAGGACATGGGCGGCACCATCGGGCAACTCATCGCCTCGGGGATGCTCCCCGCGTTCATGACGCGGCTGCTCGGTCAGGCGCGCGGCGACCAGTCAGTGGGCACGAACACGCCGCAGCCGTTCGACCTCCCGGCTGGCCTTCCACTCACAAGTTCGCTCGCGCTCGCGCAGATGACCCCCTCCGAGCGCGCGGCGCTCGAATCCATCGTGAGCTCGTACGGCATTCCGTGGGAGGACTACGTGGCACAAGTCACCGCGTCCTCACCGAGCGGGGCAGCGACGCAACTCCCGGCCTTTGGTCAGCCGTTCCTCAGCTACCGGCAGTAGCGCGTGGCTAACACATCCGTCGCTCAGGAACAGGCTGGCCCGCAGCCGACTCCACCGCAGCAGCCGCCGACGCCCGACTTCCTCACGAACGCTCTGGGTGTGCTGCGCGGCTTCGGGCAGAACGTCGCGAACCGCTCGCTGTTGCCGTTCCCGTCGGTGTTCAACCCGACGCTTGGAGACCTGAGTCCCGTCTCCGGTGAGGCCGCGCCCAACCCGGACTTCTACGACCAGACCGTCTACGGCCCTGGCACATACGAGCGTCCGGTGTCGGGCGGCATCGCGCGCGTCATGACCTCGCCGCTCGCGCAGAAGATCCAGCCGAGTCAGTACCAGATCGACAACCCGCTCTTCGCGCTCGGCCCCGCTGGCGACTTCGCTGGACCGCTCGAGCCAGCCTTCGCAGGCGCAGCCGCGAACCTGCGCGGTCTCGCGCGCGGCGCGCAGGACATCACCGGCGGGCGGCTGCCGAACTTCCTCACCGAGACAGTTGGCTCGGCCCAACTTGACCTCGGCGCCGGAAACGCCGCAGGCAGCAACGCGCGTCAGGCGCTCATCGACCGGCAGGTCGTCGCGCTCAAGGAGAGCGGCGCGACGGACGAGCAGATCCTCGCGTTCATGCGGGCCATGTCCCCGACGGAAGCCGCGGCGCAGACGGTGGCGCGCGGGCAGATCACGTCGGCGACGGGCGCCACGGTGAACGCGGGCAAGCTCACGCGGTCCATCCAGACCGCACTCGGCCACGAAGCGGGCGGCGGGATGCCCGAGACGCTCAAGGCATTCGCACCCGGCGGCGACAAGTTCGCGGTCGAGGGTCGTCGTCACGGCGGCGTCATCGGCGCCGCGACCCGTGCGGTGATGGCGAATGACCCCGCCGTCATTGAGGCCCTCGGCCCAGAACTCGCCCAGCAGCTCGCGCAGAGCAAGATCGCGCAACTCGCGCGCTCGAGCGGTGCGGACGAGTCGATCATCCGGCAGGCGCTCCAGATCATGGACGGCGCTGCGAAGACGGTCGCGCCGGAGGCGAAGTCCATCGTCGCCGACGCGGTCGCATCGCGCGCTCCTGCGCTCTCGCCGGAGGCCGAGGCCACGGTCTTCGCCGCAGAGCACAAGGCGCTCACCGACGCGGGCCTCGCTGCGACGGACGAGGCGATGCAGGCGATGCGCGACCGGCTCATCGCCGACGCGCGCACCGCGCAACTGACCGCGACGAAGAGCGCGCAGCCCTCGACCGGGCTTCTGGAATCGTTGCGCCAGCAGGGCAAGACCGACGGGCAGATCATCGACGAACTTCGCGGGGTCGGACTCTCGACGGAGGACGCGCTCGCTGCGCTGCGCAACAACCCGGAGCAGGGCGCGCTCTTCGACACGGCGCTGACGCCGAAGTTCGCGCAGCCACCGGGAACCCCGACCCCGCCGGCGCCACCCGCCACGCCTCCGGCCGCTCCGCAGGATTGGGCGAAGGTCTTCACGTCGAGCATCGGCAAGTTCCTCGACACAATCAAGCAGGTGCAGGCCACGCTCGACGTCTCGCAGCTCATGCGACAGGGACTCATCCCGGTCGTGTCGGCCGCGCTGTCGCGCAACCCGCAGGCGCGCATCATCGCGCGCGACGCGTTCGTGAACGCGATCAAGGGCTACGGCGACCGATATGCGGGTCGCGTGTGGTCCGAGGTCATGCAAGACCCGCTGTTCCAGAAGTGGAAGGCGGCAGGCGGCGCGGAGCGCGTCATCCCGGCGAAGTCGCTCGAGCACCTCCAGACCGCGGCGACCCGCACGGAGTTGTTCACCGGACCGCTGTCGAGCTTCGGCCCGACGCGCGCCGCGGACCGCTCGTTCTCGCTCACGCTGAACGCGCTCAACTTCTACCGCTGGAAGCAGGGGTACGAGGGCATCCGCGCCGGCGGGCGTCTGGTCACGGACGCGGAGCAGAAGGCGCTCGCCAACTGGTACAACGTCGCCAGCGGCGGCGGGAACATCGGGCAGAACCCGATCCTCAACCGGATCTTCTGGGCGCCGCGCTTCGTCGTCTCGCGTGTGCAGACGCCGTACTACATGCTGAAGTACGCGGCCGACCCGGCGACGCGCGAGGTTGGAAAGATCGCCGCGAAGGACATGGCGAAGACCGTCGTCGCTGGCTTCACGTTCATGAAGGCCGCGGAACTCGCGGGGATGAAGGTCGGCTGGGACCCAACATCTACGGACTTCGGGAAGGTGAGCGTCGGCAACACGCACATCGACCCGTGGGGCGGATTCCAGCAGCCGGCGGTGCTCGCTGCCCGTCTCTTCCTTGACCAGTACACATCCTCGTCGGGCAAGAAAAGCTCGCTCTCAGAAGGTGGCTTTGGCGCGACGAGTTTCGGCGACCTGATCCAGCGTTTCCAAGAGAGCAAGTACGGCGTCGGTCCGAGCCTGCTCATGGCGTGGGGTTCCGGTAAGGACTTCACTGGAACACCGTTCGGTCCGCGCGGCGGGCAGACGCCGGAGGAAACGGCAGCCGCGCTCGCATCGGGCCGTGCCGTTCCGATGTCATGGGCCGATGTGGTCGCCGCCATCAAAGACGACCTTGAGAACGGGACGAGCACCGAGCGCGGCCTGCCGGCGGGAACACTCGGCGCGGTCGCAGGCGTCGGCTCGCTCCTCGGTTTCGGCGCTTCGACGTACGACACGCCGACGGCGTACGACGGTCTGGGTCGCGACCTCAAGGGACCGCTGCCGGACGAGCCGGTGCTCGACGCGTGGAAGGCCGTGCGCGATGGCAGCGCCAAGAGCGCGAAGGGCACGCCGACCTTCTCCGACCTCACCGCGCCCGACGACACGATTGGCTCCGGCGCATCGCAGATCGTGGTCACGCCGGAGGAGCACACGCGCCTCGCGAAGCTCGTCGGGGACGCGCGCAGGGCGATCATCGGGCAAGTCACCTCCGACCCGAAGTTCGCGTCCCTCGGTCAGGGCGACAAAGAGAAGGCCCTCGCGGATGCGAAGACGAAGGCTGACAACCTCGGCCGCACGCAGTTCGGCATCGAGGTCGCCAAGACCGCGACTGACGACACGGCTCGCACGCGGGCGGTGAACATCGCGCTCAACGCCGCGTCGGGCGACACCGGGAAGACGATGGACATCCTCACCGCGCTCAACACGCAGGGCACGCTCACACCGCAGACGAAGGCCGCGGTCGACGCACAGCGCACCTACTCGGACCCGCTCGCGCCGAAGTACGAACTCTCAGTGGACGAGTACCTGCACGGCAATGACCTCGTCCAGCGCTGGGTGCAGGCACCGGCGTACAACGTCGGAGACCCGCAGACGTGGCTCGCGGCGGCACACGAGGCGACGCTGCTCCGAGCGGCGTACGACGCACTCAACCGCGAGGCAGCGGCGCGCGGCGTCTCGGTCTACCAGCTCGCGGGATACAAGACGTACCTCGCCCAGTACCGCACGGTGAAGGTCGGCAACTACCCGATCGCACGCTTCGTGGACATCGACGGAACCGCTAACGAGGCAGCGGTATCGAATCAGCGCGACGCGCTGACGAACGACCCGCTGTGGTCACGGTTCCGCGCGATCGCGGAAAAGCGAGACCCGTACACGCCGCACTAGCCAGCGCACCGGCTCCTCGAAGAGCCAGAAGTACAGCCCAAGCCCGACGCCGATAACGACCATCAGCGTCCACGCCATCGCACCGAGGCCGACGAGCCAAGCCAGGAACTCCACGGCCCGAATCCTACGCCCCTCCTTCTTCTCGCCAGTTCCGCTCGGGGGCTGGCGCCACGGTTTGCTCTGGATGACGAGCCGTGGCGCGATCCCCCGAACGCAAAGGAGTACAGCGTGTCTGAAGAGAACCCGACTCCGACTACGGAGGCCCCTGCGGCGGAACCGGCAACGGCTACGCCCCAGGCTGAGGCCCCGAAAGCGGAGCAGCCCGCACCCGCGAAGCAAGACGACACGGACTACCGCGCTGCTTATGTTGGCCTGCAACGCACGGTCAACAAACTGCACGCGCGCATCGAGTCCCTCCAGCGCAGCGATCCCGCACAGGCCGCGCAACTGCAATCGATGAATGAAGCGGTACAGCTTCTCGCGGCGCAGAACCTCGGCCCAGAGCAGGCGAAGGCGCTACAGGAGCGTCAGGCATTCGCGGCAGAGCGCGCCACAGCGCTTCAGGCCGCGCAGTCCCTCGAGCAAAGTGTTCAGGCGACCATCTCGCTCGTCGATCGAGTGATGGCCTCCGCCGGACTCTCGGACGAAGACCGCCAAGCGGTGTACGCCCAGGCCAAGAACACGAGCAGCGTGCAGGAGTGGGCCGAGACGGTCCACGCCCTCGCATCGCAGCGCATCGAGCGGGCTGTGTCGTCCCGCATCTCCAAAGCGGAAGGTGAGATCCGCGCCAAGACCGCTGCCGAGATCAAGGCAGAGGCGGAGGCACTGGCGGCAAAGCAGCGTCGCGAAGAAGGTATCGACAAGGTCGACACCGGAACAGGCGGGACGACCTCCAACACGAAGCCCCTCGCCGAGATGAGCGACGCCGAGTACGCCGTCTACAGCGAACAAAAACGACAAGAAAGAGAAAAGCGGAGGATGAAAGCCCTCCGCTAGAGATAAACCAAGATGGCAGTCGGACTTCGCGGCGGCGTCACCAACACCGCTGAAGACCGCACGTTCTTCCTCCGGGAGATGATCCAGCGCGCCAAAGTCAACCTCGTATGGGGTAACTACGGCAAGAAGGAATTCATCCCGACGAACGGCGGCCTCACGGCCCAGTGGCGTCTCCACAAGCGAATCGCAACCAGCACCACCCCACTCGTCGAAGGCACGTACAACGCCGAGGTCGCGATCACCGTCATCGCGGTGAACGCCTCCGTCGCGCAGTACGGCCAGTTCTACCGCCAGACCGAAGTCATCGCCGCGCAGGCGATCGACGACATCCGCGCCGAAGGCGCGGGCGCTCTCGGTCAGGCGATGGGCGAGTCGTACGAGCTGCTCGTCCGCAGCATCTACGTCGGCGGCACCACGGCGCAGTTCGCCGGCGCCGGCACCTCGCGCGGCAACCTCACCTCGGGTATGCGGCTCACCGCCGCGGAGCTCCGTGAGGCCCGCACCACGCTGGTGAAGAACGCGGCCCCCGGGCCGTACGTCGTCATCATCGAGCCGGACCAGGAGTACGACCTCTGGGGCGACTCGAACTTCAGCAACGCCGTCAAGGACGCGGGTGTTCGCGGCGACGCCAACCCGCTCTTCACCGGCCGTCTGCCGAACTACCTCGGCATGGACATCCAGGTGTCCAACATCCTGCTCACGGTCGCCGGCGGCAAGTCGCTCGGCCTCTCGGGCGCGGATGTCTACTACGCGGTCGCGTTCTCGAAGGACAACTTCGTCGGGAACATCGACCTGTCCGCCCTGCCGAAGCAGGAGATCTACCACGAGCCGGGTTCAGGTGGTTCGACCACAGACCCGCTCAACCAGACATGGTCGCAAGGCTACAAATTCGCCTACGCGGGTGCCATTCTGGATCAGACCTTCGGCGTCCGCATCGAGACCACGTCCTCGCTCGGTTCCCTCGGCTAATAGCCACGCAAGTCCCCTCGGGGACTTGCGCTAGGCGGCGACCGTTGTTGCCCGTCGCCTAGCGCGAGTCCCCGAAAAACAAGGAGGCACATCTTGGCACCCAAGAAGCCCGAACCCTCGGAGAACGAGGCTACGGAACAGACCGTCTCAGTGAAGCTCACGGACCTGCGCGCACTCATGGACCGGATCGAGAAACTCGAAGCGCAGCCGCGCGTCGAGGACATCGAGATCACGACCGAGCTTCCGCAGGCCGCGGGACTTCAGCCGGGGCAGTACGTCAACATCGCACCGCCCAGTCAGGCACCCGACCTGCGCAAGGTCCGCTGGACCCGCGCGACGATCGAGAAGACCTACCCGACCGTCCCGCTCACGCCGCGCATCAACATCACCGTCGCGCCTCACGGCATCCCGTGGGAGCTGCACGACGGCCAGCCCATCGACGTTCCGAGCATCGTGCGCGACTTCCACGACTCCGAGGTCAACCGCATCAAGCACGCGAATGACCGCTACAAGCCGGAGTCGGCGATGGAGGTCATCGAGTCCATCCAGCGGTCGAAGGAAAGCCCCGGCCAGCCGGTCTGGGGACGCCTGCACATCGTTGGCGCCGGATTCAACCTCGGACCCGACCAGGGCGGCGAGCCCACTCCGCTCGTCAACCCGACCGAGACGAAGGCTTGACCACGCTCGCGGCGGTGATAACCGCACGCGACGCAGCATCACTGCTCCCCGAGGTCATCGCATCGGTCAGAGACCACGTTGACGAGATCATCGTCGGCGTGGACGACCGCACTGCGGACCTGACGCGCGAAGTCGCGCGGGACTTGGGCGCGAAGGTCCATGACGTGTCCTTCATGCGGGACGGCGTCATGGACTTCGCGCAGGCCCGCAACCAGACCATGACCTCCGTCACGGCGGACTGGTTCATCTGGATCGACACGGACGACGTCCTCGAGACGACGATGCCGCTCAAGGAGCTCATCGCCGAGGCGCAGGCCGCGCGCCCGAACGTCGAGTCCATCTGGCTCCCGTACCGCTACTCGCGCGACGCGCGCGGCAACGTGAACATTCGCCAGTACCGCGAGCGCATCATCAAGACCGCTGCGGCCAAGCCGTGGATCAGCCGCCTCCACGAGACCTGCCCCAACGCCAGCGGCCCGAAGGCGATCTGGGCCGAGGCGAACCTCGACTACGACAAGGCCCGCGTCTGGGTCGACCACAAGAACCGCAAGCTGACCGAGGCGGGGAAGTGGGAGCGCAACTTCCCGATCCTCATGAAGATGGTCGAGGAAGACCCCAACGACCTGCGCGCCATCCGCGAGGTCGCCGAGGCGTACTTCGCCGCCACGCAGTGGGACGCGGCCATCGAGTGGTACGACAAGTACCTCGAGCGCGCGGCCTCATCCGCCGGGACCGCACTCGAAGAGAAGTGGATCAGCGTCATCTACAAGGCGAAGGCCGAGCGGATGTCCGGCCGCTTCGTCGATGCGATGCGCTCCGCGGACCGCGCCTACCTGATGTGCCCGCAGTACGCCGACTCGTGCTTCGAGCTGATGTACGGCTACGTCAGCCAGAGCCACTGGACGAAGGCGATCTACTGGTTCAACGAGGGTCTGGAGCGCTCGCGCCCAGACGGCATCTTCGGGACGTCGCCGTTCGACTACGAGTGCGCTCCCTACCGCCTCGTGCACATCGCGTACGCGGAGTCTGGCGACCTGCCGAAGGCCATCGAGTGCGTCGAGCAGGCGCTCAAGTTCCTGCCGGACGACGAAGACCTCGGCGCGGCACTGGTCCAGTACACGCATCTGCACAACCGTCGCTCCGTCGTCCAGACAGCCATCGAGAACACGCGCTTCCTGCTCTCAACGAACGAGCCGCTCAAGGCGCGCGCGGTCATCGACGCGCTTCCCGCCGGCGCGGACGAGGAGTTCCCCGAGGTCGGCGAGGTCCGTCAGGAAGTCGCGGTCCGGCTCGAGCACATCGCCTCGCTCGCGGACCGCCGCGCGTTCGAGATGGGCCTGCCCCTGCCAGAGGACAACGGCCCCTCCGCCGACGCCGAGTGGCTGCGGCGCGTTCTCCCCGGGCGCACGCTGTGGTTCGGGCTGGACCGCCCATCCGATGTGTTCGCGCAGACAGTCCAGGTCGTCGGCGCCGACGTCGACCCGCGCAAGCAGGCGCGCGCGAACTTCGCCGCCGCAGAGAAGGGCTTCCTGCGTCTGGTCCCGTCCCCGGAGCACACCGCGCCGCAGACGCCGTACGACCCTCTGGAGCACCCCCACACCGAGTGGACGGCGGACTGCGCGCTGTGCGGCCCCGTCGCGGAGCTGCCCGAGGTCTCGTCGCGGACCACGCTCCGGCCCGACCTGCCGTTCCAGTTCCACGTCGGCGACATCGAGCGCCCGTACCAGTTCCTCAAGGATCTCGGCCCGTACGACGCGGTCGTGCTCAACGGCGTGCTCGAGCGCGCGCTGGACGTGGACAAGGCCATCGAGACCGCCGAGTCGCTCGCGCCGCTCGTCGTCGTGCTGACGCCGGACGGCACCGCGCCGACGCAGGAGCGTCCCGGCGTCGTGCGCGCATGGAGTCAGAAGGAACTCGAGGCGATGTTCTGGAAGCGCGGCCAGATCATCGAGTCGAACTACGGCATCGCCTACCGCCCGAAGACGGACCTTTCGACGAAGATGCCCGTGGTCATCTACTGCGGCCCCGGACTGGAGAAGTGGTCGCCGGACCAGATCGACCGCGAGGGCCTCGGCGGGTCCGAGACGGCGGTCGTGCACCTCGCGAAGGAACTGGCCGCCCGCAACTTCCTCGTCATGGTCTACGCCGAGGCCGAGGGCGCGTGGGACGGCGTGCTGTACCGCCACCACACCCGCTTCATCCCACAGAACCGCGTCGGCCTGTTCATCGCGTGGCGCAACCCGACGCTCGTTGATCTCCCGCTCAACGCCGAGCGCAAGCTGCTGTGGCTCCACGATGTGGACTCCGGCGACCTGCTCACCGAGGAGCGCGCCGCCAAGTTCGACGGGCTGCTCATCCTCTCGGAGTGGCACCGGCGCCACCTCTCCGAGATGTACCCGTTCATCCCGGCGGAGAAGTACACGATCATCGGGAACGGTATCGACCCGACGCGCTTCTCCCGTACAAATGTACGGCGCGACCCGAACCGCTTCGTCTACGTGTCATCGCCGGACCGCGGCCTCGAGCGCGCGCTCGTCATGTGGCCGTTCATCCGCAAGGAGTACCCAGAGGCCACGCTTCACGTCTTCTACGGCTGGGAGAACTTCGACAAGCTCGGCCGGGACCAGGGCTTCAAGAGGTGGGTGCTCGACAAGGCGAAGGCCGACGGCATCGAGTGGCACGGCCGCATCGGGCAGCGCGAGCTCGCGCGCGAGTTGATGAAGTCCGGCGGGCTGTTCTACCCGGGGCCGCACGGATTCGAGGAGACATTCTGCATCTCCGCGCTGGAGGCGCAGGCCGCAGGGTGTGTCCCAGTCACGCGGGACAACGGCGCGCTCCCCGAGGTCAACTTCGCCGGGATCACGCTCTCGACGCGCTACGCCACCGTCAACGACTACATCGCCGCGATGAAGCAGGCTGCGGCATGGACCGACGAGCAGCGCGCCGGCATGGCCCACCTCGCCCAGATGGTGACGTGGAGCGCGGTCACGGAGCGCCTGCTGGACTTCGTCCGCGCCACGTACCCGGTGGAGGCGGTGGCATGAACCTCACGAACCTCGAAGTCATCGTCGCCTCGCGCGGTCGTCCGAAGGAAGCGGAGATGGTCCGCCAGTCCTTCTACGACACCAAGACCACCGGGCGCGTCATGCTGCGCTTCGCCCTCGACGCTGACGACCCGACGTCCTCGCAGTACCCGAAGGAGGCGCGCTGCTTCGCCTCGCACAGCATCACCGAGGCGCTCAATCTCGCGTTCAAGAACGAGGCCAGCATGCACCGTTACGTCGGCTCGATCTGCGACGAGCAGCGGTTCATCACGAAGGGCTGGGACGAAGCCATCCTCGACGCGCTCGACGAGATGCGCGGTGGGGTCGTCTACCCGAACGACCTCATCAACCCCGGCACGATGCCAGCGATGGTCGCGATGTCTTCGGCGATCTGCCGAGGTGTTGGGTACTTCGCCGCACCATTCCTGCGCGTCAACTACTTCGACAACGTCTGGAAGTCGCTGGGCGAGGGCGTTGGGCGACTCCGCTACCTCGACGACGTGGCGGTCCAGCACCTCTCGATGCCGCACTCCGAGGACAACTCCCTCGCGATCGCGCGCGACCGCGAGACGTACATCCACTGGGCGCGCTGGCAGATGAAGGAAGACGTGGCGAAAGCGAGGGCAGCACTTGCATCTTAGGTATCGCCGGACCTGCCGCGCCTGCGGCTCTACGGCGCTCACTCCCGCGATCGACCTCGGCGAGCAGCACATCCAGACCGACTTCGCAAAGCCCGGGGAGCGCGAGCCGGTCCAGCGCATCGTTCCGCTGGCGCTGGTGCGCTGCGACCCGACGCTGGACGAGAACGCCTGCGGTCTGCTTCAGCTCTCCGTGACGGTCCCGCCGAAAATCCTGTACGACCGCTACTGGTACCGCTCAGGCACGAACCGCACGATGACCGAGCACCTGCGCGGCATCGCGGCGACGGCGCAAGCCATGACCGATGGTCCGGGTCGCATCCTCGACATCGGCTGCAACGACGGCACGCTGCTCGCCGCGGTCGACCCGGCGTGGACCCGCGTGGGCATCGACCCGGCGGACGTCGCGCAGGATGTCCCAGCCGGTATCGAGGTCATCCAGGACACCTTCCCGTCGGCGAAGGTCAGCGAGAAGTTCGACGTCATCACCTCCATCGCCTGCTTCTACGACCTCGAAGACCCGGGCGCCTTCGCGCACGCCATCCACTGGCGCCTCACGCCGGACGGTGTGTGGATCTTCGAGCAGTCGTACATGCCGCGGATGCTCGAGCAACTCTCGTACGACACGGTCTGCCACGAGCACTTGGAGTACTACTCGCTCGCGGTCATCGAGCGCATCTGCGCACGCGCCGGGATGCGAGTCTTCGACGTGGAGTTCAACGACATCAACGGCGGCTCGATCCGCTGCTACGCCTCGCGCGTCGAGAGCGGCAAGTGGGCCGAGACGGCCGCGCTCCAAGCGACCCGGCGCCGCGAGTTCGACCTGCGACTGGACACGCCGTGGCCGTACGGCGAGTTCACGCAGCGGATGTGGGCGCACAAGGCCAAGCTGGCCGGACTGCTCATGGAGCTCAAGCGCGCTGGGAAGACCATCCACGTCTACGGCGCGAGCACGAAGGGCAACACGCTGCTCCAGTTCGCCAACATCGACAGCACCATCATCGACGTGGCCGCGGACCGATCGCCGTACAAGTGGGGCGCGAAGACCGTCGGCACGAACATCCCGATCGTCTCCGAGGAAGCGTCCCGCGCGATGCGCCCGGACTACTACCTCGTCCTGCCGTGGCACTTCAAGGCCGAGTTCATCGAGCGCGAGCGAGCGACCATCGAGGCGGGGACGAGGTTCATCTTCCCGCTTCCCGAGATAGAGATCGTCGAGGCTGCCGCAGTCCTAGCGGCCTAGCCCAGCGCGCCGGAGGTCCGAATGTCAGTCACCCTTGCCGTGGCACGCGCGGCGGTCGCCGCTCGCTGCCAGGAGTTCCTGAGTCTGGTCGCCACCGGCGGGTCGACGACGACGTTCGCCGACACGAACAATCTGACGCACGCCGACGACTACTGGAACGAGGCGATCCTGCTGTGCACGTCCGGCACGAACAGCGGACTCCAGCGGCACGTCCAGACCTTCACCTCATCCAGCGCCACACTCACGCTGTACTCGGCGCTCACGGCATCGGTCATGGCTGCCGACACGGCCGAGCTGTACCGCCGCTTCTCGCCGACAGACGTCGACCTCGCCATCAACCGGGCCATCAACGTCGGCGCGCCGGACTTCCGCGAGCACGTCCGGGTCGACGTGGCGCTCACCGCAGACACGTACTCGTACGCCGTCCCGATCACGAACAACCCGGACATCTTCGACAAGACGTTCGTCGGCATCGAGTACGGCGACACCTCCGTGAACAGCACGCGCCCGATCGCGCGCCTGCCCGCGAGCCTGTACGACATCACCGAGGACTACGTCGCCTCCTCCACGAACGCGAACGTCAAGACGGTCACGCTGTACTTCAACCCGATGACCGGCTTCACCCTGCGGCTGGTCTTCGACGGCGCGCTCGCCAACGTCTCCGGATCGACCGACCGCATCCACCTCGACCTGCCGCAGCTCGAATGGCTGTACTCGCAGGCCGTCGCGGAGTTGTGGCGCATCGAGGCGTCGCGCACCGCCGATGTGAACCGTCCGGCCGCGCTGTCCGAACTCGCGCGCTCCGAGGCATACGCGGACCGCCTGCGTCGGCAGCTCGGCCTCGTCCGCAAGCAGTCACCGATCCGCAGGACCGTCTTCCGGACCAGCGGGGTATGACCCGAAAGGGCCTGACCGGCGATGTGAAGGTCGACGGCCACGTCTACCGCGTGCTCGAGCGCATCCTGAGCGAGGTCGCGCCGCTGGCCGACCAGATCCGCACCGGCCTGTCGGACGCGGACCGCTCGGACAAGTACGAGACGGCCTCGCGCTTCGCGTCGTGGCACGAGGGCATGGGCCTCGGTGAGATCCGCGACGCCACGGACAAGGGGCGCCACCACTACTGCCAGAACGTGGACCCGCGCTTCCGAGGCCAGATCGTCCTCGGGCCGCAGGTATCGTCGTCGGCTTTCTCCGCGAACGCCGAGTCGAAGGTTCAGTTCATCGAATACAACGGCGCGGACTACGCCATCGGCGCGCGCTATGTCCACATCTTCAACGAGGGCACCGGGCAGTGGGACTTGAGCAAGGACATGGGCGCGACTGCGGCTGCCATCAAGGGCGCTGCGGTCGTGTATGGCGACTACATGGTCGTCGCGGCCGGGTCGGCGCTCAACTACTGGCGCCTCTCGACCGCTGGCGTGTGGGACCAGCCCTACGCGACGAACAACCCGTCGCTGTTCGCGCTGGTCGGCAACACGCTGTGGATGATCTTCAACTCGAACCAGCTCGCTTCCTCGACGCAGTTCACGACGTGGACGACAGCGGTGGCGATCGGCGAGTCGCGCCACGCGGCGACGCTGGTCACCGACTACAACGGCAACCCGCTCGTGGGCAAGGCCGAGGGCCTGTTCGAGTACGACGGCACGAAGGTCTCGAACCGCCTGCCCGAGCTGGCGAGCGTCCTAAACGCGACGAACTGCCGCGGCGGGAAGCCGTCGCGCGGCAAGCTGTTCCTCCCGGTCGGCTCGGCGCTGTGGCAGTACACCTCTGACGCGGTCCAGACGGAAGGCAAGCCGACGCGCACTTCCGAGTACCTCGCTCCCGGCATCTCGCGCGAGTCGTCCGCCGAAGTTCGCGGCGCGATCAAAGACCTCTGGCCGGACATCGACTTCCTGTGGGGCATCCTCGCCGCTCAGTCGGGCAGTTACTACATCACCGCGTACGACTACAACCCGGTCGCCGGTCACGGCTGGCATCAGGTTGTCAAGACCGGCACCACCGCGGTCACGGCGCTCGGACGGTTCCAGCCGTCCAGCGGCAACCCGCGGATGTTCTACAGCGAAGGCACCGCGATCAAATACTTCCTGCTCCCCTCGAACGCGATCAACCCGTACGTGGACACCTCGTACCGCTACGCGCTGACGGGCGACATCTACCTGCCGGTCGAGGCCGACACGTTCGACGACGTCGTCAAGTCGTACCTCTCGGTCAAGATCAACGTCGACAACGTCAACGGGTCCACGCGATACGTGGACGTCCTGTACTCCATCGACGGCGCGGTGGAATCAACGCTCGGGCGCGTGACCTCGTCGGGGATCTCGACGCTGTTCTTCCCGTCGAGCACAACCGGGCGGCGCATCGCGCTCCACCTGCGTCTTGTCACCGATGACGCGACGATCACGCCACGCGTGCTGCCGTTCTCGCGGCACTTCCAGTACCGCTTCGACCGCAAGCGCCTGTGGAAGATGACCATCGCTGCGGCGCGCAAGAGTCTCCCGAACTCGCCCAAGCAGGCGTTCTCGCAGATCAGCGACCTCGAGAGCGCGCGCGACACGCAGGCTCCGGTCGCCTTCATCGACGTGGACCGTCGCGCGTGGACCGCGTTCGTGGACACGCTTGGCGAGACGGAATGGCTCGACGACGGCAACGAGGTCACGGTGAAGCTGCCCATCGAGCTGCGCGAATGGCGCTCGGGTCTGGGCATCAACCGCTACAACGACTCGGTCACGGTCTTCGATGACACCGCGCGCTGGTCGAGCGGCAGCGACAACAACTACGCGTATTGGTCGTGATGAACCCGCTGGCGCTCCGACGCGATGCGCGCGCCGCTCACGTTCGCTGGCGCGCTCTGGTCGTGGCCCGTGTGCCCGACGACATGCCGCTGCCACTTCAGCACGCGTACTGGGACGCGCACGACGCAGCGCGCGCCGAGTACGCGGCACTCGACTGGCGCTGGCAGCGCCTCTGGCTTCGCGTCGGAGTCGCGGCGCTCGTCGTGACGTTCCCGTTCTCGTGGCTCACGCCGCTCGCCGCGGCGTTCTTCGCGTGGCGCGTCCTCGTCGTTCTGAATCGTCTGGCACCTGGATCGGAGAAGTAGAGACATGAGTCTGTACCAAGCAGTCGCCGGTAGCCGCATCCTCGCGGCGGACCTGAACCAGTACTACAACCTGCTCAAGGGCGCCGCAGGCGAGGGCGTGACCTTCATCTACAACGCCGCCGGCGTGCTCATCTTCCAGCCGTCCTCCGACCCCGCCGCCAACACCGAGGCCGTTCAGATCAAGAACAACGCTGGCACGGTGCAGTCCTCGCTCACCTTCGACGGAAAGATGAAGGCGGCGGACGGAACGGCTGCGGCCCCGGGCCTGCGGTTCCAGTCGGAGGCTACGGGCTGGGCGCTGGCCGCAGCCTCTACGCCGATCCTCTCCATCGCCGGCACGGAGCATCTGCGCCTCACGACGACCGCGATGACCTTCGCTGCGGCCGCGACGCGCATCGTCCCCGGTGTCACGTCGATGTCGCTGCGCAACAACGCGAACAACGCGGACAACCTGCTCATCACCGACGCCGGAGTGGCGACGGTTCGCTCGAACCTCGTCGTGACCGGCGGCAAGGTGTCACTGTCGGCTGCGGCATCCACGATCGTTCCCGGGGCCACCTCGCTGTCGCTCCGCAACAACGCCGACGCCGCAGACAACCTCATCATCCTCGACGCTGGTGGGGCGACGTTCCGCACGACGGCTGCGGTCGGGGCATCGACCGCGTCTCGGTTCGCGCGCACCGGAGGAACCCTCGCGCAAGACGCCGTCGCCACCCTCGGAGTTACCAACAGCTTCATCGGACTGGTGTTCATCACCAACCGCTCCAACGCGTACTCGGCGATCTACTCGATCAACGGCGGCGTGAACACCACTAACGAGGTCAGTGACCCGGCTGGCAAGTTCACCAACACAAAAGACAGCGCCACCTCCATCAACGTGTACTGGGAGACGGACCGCTACAAGATCCAGAACAAGCTCGGCTCCGGCACGATCGGGTACGAGGTCTTTGTCTTCGAGGTGGACGTGTAATGACGTTCACCGAACCGCTGCGCTGGGCGGTCCACGAACACAGCGCGAGCACGCTAATCACCGAGCTCTCCAAGACGTGGGACGACTCGCCGCAGGGTTCGGTCAACGAGTCGTGCGCTTCGCCGGACCTTCGCGCGCTCTACGGCGTTCCGCCCGAGGCGACCGCCGTGCGCCTCCACGTCAAGGCGAAGGTCGTCTGCAAGACGTGGTCGCCATACGACTGCGACGGGACCATCGGCATGAACTTCCGCAAGTGCGACGGCATCGAGTCGAACAACTTCGATGTCCACAACCGCACCAGCAAGGCCGCTGGCCTCGTCAACCACACGGTCGAACGGGTGGACTACGTCCCAGTCGAGGTCCAGTTGACCGATGGCTGCTTCGAGATGCTGACCAGCGTCTCGATCAAGAACCACGTCCTCAT